TTTTTATGGAGTATTAGGTAATCCGTCTTTTAGATTTAATGACCCGGACAATGCAGTAGCAGTTACAAGTACAGGACAACAATTAATTAAATTTACGGCAGATATCGGAAATCAATATTATCTAAAAAAATTAGGTGTTGAAAAAGATTATTGTATATACACTGATACAGATAGTACATTTTTTAGTTCATTACCTTTAATAAAACATGATCATCCAGATATTGATACTACAGATAATCAATTAATGGCCGAAAAGACTATTGAAGTTGCAGATGCAATTCAGTGTTTTATAAATAAATCATATGATATTTACGCTGAAAGATTTCATAATGTAACTACACATAGGTTTCACATTAAACAAGAATTAGTTGCTAAAGCAGGAATATGGATTGCAAAAAAACGATATGCACAATGGATTGTTAATGCAGAAGGATATCCAGTAAATAAATTAGATGTTAAAGGATTAGATGTTGTAAGATCATCATTCCCTCCTGCTTTCAGAAAGTTTATGGCAGAGGTTTTAAAAGACATTTTGAACAATATTAAAAAAGAAGATCTGGATGAAAAGATCTTAATGTTTAAAGAATATATGAAAACCTTAGATAATATAGAAATTATGTTTCCTGTTGGCGTTAAAAATGTACGTAAATATACTCGAAAAGGAGATGCACCATTTGCAATCCGGATGAAGGGTACTCCAGTACATGTTAAATCTTCATTAAATTATAATGATATGTTACGGCATCATAATATTAAAACAATCCGGGAAATTGGTAACGGTGAAAAAATTAAATGGACTTATCTTAAAGAAAATAATATGGGGTTAGATACAATGGCTATTAAAGGATTCGAAGATCCAGAAGTAATTGTTGATTTTATAAACAGTTATATTAATTATGATAAGATATTTAAATCAGCATTTGCAAATAAATTAAATGATTTTTATGGTGCAATGAAATGGGGAAGAATCCCAGAAAATAATAATTTAGGTAAATTTTTTACATTCAACTAAAATAATTCTATTAAAAATAAAACGAAAGGAATAAATATGGAAACAATTATTTTAGTATCAGTTTTGTCAACATTGGGTGTAGTTGCTATAGTGGGAGCTGTAGTGGTTGCGTTTAATAGGTTAGGCAATAAAGTTGATGTTGATGATTTCAACAGATTTATGGATGACAGTTATCGTAACGCTGAAACGGTGGCTGGAGATATACATCGAAGGATTGATGATGTTGATAATAATGGGCGTCAAAACATAGACGAATGTTTTAGATCAATTGATTCACGATGTGATAAACTTTACAGCGAAATAAATTCTAAAAAAAATAAGTAACATATTTTGATGGAATTATTTGGTTGTTTGTAAAAAATTTCTTATATTAATATAAATAAAAAAGTTATAAAGATGTACGGAAAAAGTTACTGGTATGGTAAAGAAGTAGAAGGCAGGTTATCTGATATAGAAACTGTATTTGTAAGAGGCCAAGTACCAAAAAATTATAAAGAATATCCACATATCTATTTTACTATAGAATATATTGAAATGGCATGTGTACATGGTAATTGGGATGATATTCATGATATATTAGAAACCAAACAATATGTTACAGTAGAAGCAAATCAGAAAACAATAGATAAAATTCCAATGTCTATATTCAATAAGGTCCATCTAATTTATAGAATCCCAGATGAAAACGTTACTAAATTAAAGAAAACAGATACATTATCAATTGATCAAGGCTGGTATAGAGTACATCAAGTTACAAAATGTAATATGATGGAAATTAATCCAGATGATTATAAATTTGATAGAATAAAAGAATAATTATGAAAAGAAATTTATTTTACTTTGGTCTTGAACCACTTAAGAGTCGGTATACATATCAATTATCAAAAGAATGGATGCCAAAAACATTTGAAGAATATAAAGACAAATTAAACTTTGTAGAAGTTGAAGGCGATTTTGACCCCGACCAAGAAATTAAAGTAGGTGCTGTATTAGATGCAATAGGTAGAGGAAAATATAGTTTATCACAATGCCAGAATTTTTTACAAATGTTATATGATGACAAAGTTCAAGACGGTGATGTTATATTTTTACAAGATTATTGGACACCAGGCGTTGAAGCTATCTGGTACGCTTTAGACCTATACGGTTATAAGGATGTTAAAGTATATGCAATGTTACATGCACAATCAGTTGATGAATACGATTTTACATATCCAATGAAGGATTGGATGCGACCATATGAATTAGGATTAGATAAAAGATTAGCTGGTATATTTGTAGGTAGTTCAATACATAAAGAACAATTAAGAGCAACAGGATTTGAAGCACCTATTCATGTAGTATCATTACCAATTCATAAAGACGCAACATTAGCTAAATTACCTGCCGGAGAATATACAAAAAAGAATACTATAGTTTATTCGTCTAGATTAGATAAAGAAAAGAATCCATTCTTTATGATGAAAGTGGCGGAAGCCTTTTTGGAATTCCATCCAAAATTTGAATGGCATGTAACTACATCAGGAAAAGAGTTTAGAAGTATGTTACCCGGAGCAATTGATGCTTTAAAAGCGTTAGCAAAGAAACAACCAAGATTTAAATTATTAACAGGACTTACAAAACAAGAATATTATACAGAATTAGCAACTTGTAAAATACAATTTAATTCATCATTACAAGATTATGTATCTTGGACAGTTATCGAATCTACAGCATTTGGAGCCGATATAGTATTTCCATATTTCAGAAGCTTTCCGGAGTTTGTAGATTCTGATAGAATGTATAAACCATTTGATGTTAAGAGTGCTTTAGAAACAATCGAAACTGTTTTGGAATCGCCTAGAGTACATCCGGATATAGTTAACCGATCTGATTTAGGAAGACGAATGGAAGGATATATTGTCGCTAATGATTTTGATAAAGAAATTTGTGTTTGGCATGAAAAAGAATATTGTGAACATTTATTAGCAGAAGAATATAAAGGTGCATATCAATATACATTACAATTATGAAAAAAGATTTAATATATTATCCATCATTAAGCGCCGGAGGATGTGCCGGTGATTTCAAAAAAAATAAAGAAATTAAACCCGGACTAACCTGCAGGTTTTACGATAAGTCATTTCCAGAAAGATGGAGGCATCCATATTTTCTAATAACTGCCGGCCATCATTATAAATGGATGGATGCAAGAGACAAATATGGATTGGAAGATGATGTAGTAGTATTAGGAGATTCTGGAGGATTTCAATTAGCCACTGGTGCTATTAAATGGGACCCTAAATTTAAAGAAACTATTTTTCATTGGTTAGAAGCTAATTGTGATCTAGGAGTTAATTTAGATATACCACCTAGAGCAAAATATGATGGAAAATTTTATGAATGTCTAGACATTAGTTATGACAACTTTAAATATTTTGCAGAAAACCAATCTGGTAAATGTAAATTTTTAAATGTTATTCAAGGTAATAATGTAGAAGAATATGAAGCTTGGTATCAAAAGGTTAAAGATTTTGATTTTAACGGTTGGTGTATTGGTGGAGCTCAAAAACGTGTAACGATGTTTATGTCGGCATTGGTTCCAATGATCCGGAATAGAGAATTTGAAAAAAATAGAAATCAATATATACATATATTAGGAATCTCAAAAATATCTGACTTCTTTATATTAAGCTTCTTTCAAAAGATGATGAATAAATATTATGGAGGAAGAATCCAAATATCAACTGATTCATCATCACCAGGATTATATCCTGTTTACGGAACATATTTACATTCTCCACAATTAAGTAAAATGACGTTTACAGATTTGTATTTTCCAAAAGGTGAAGACCTTCCTTATACTGCAGAAGATTTAGTTCCAAATCCATTAGGCCATCCAGCATCTGAAGGATTTACATTTGGGGAAGTATCAACATATAAAGGGGATGTACCAATGAAAATGACATTAAATAATTTATTTGTATTTAATGAAACAGTAAAGCAAGTAGAAGAAATTGTTCAATGTCATAATGAATTACTTAAAACAGTAGTTCCGAGAGATTTTTATGCGATATTAATGAGCATGGAAGAAATGTTTTTGAACCCAGATAAAGCAATTCACATCTATAATAAAAATAGACAGTTGTATGATAAGTTTGGTGGCAGCACGAGAGATTTAGTAAATAATCAAGTATTTAATCAGTTTTTTGAATAAAAGTAAATAATATGGAAAAGAAAAAATTAACCAGTTTTATAGATAAGTATCACTTAGCAGGTAATACAGAATCAGTAAAGGTCGAATGTAAAGATAATACATTGAATTGTAATTTTATAGCCAGCGACCAAAATGTAGTAGGTAAAGTAAGTATGAATGGTTTCAATGTAAAGGATTGTGAGTTAGGAATTTATGCCACTTCACAATTAGTTAAACTGTTGACAGCACTAGATAGTAACGTCGAAATTGCAGTTAACAG